AGTAATACCCCAACACCATCAATCACACCTACAAATACTGTAACACCTACAAATACCCAAACAGGTACACCAACTCAAACACCAACAAATACAGCGACTCCAACGCCTACACATACACCATGGCCTTTAACTGGCTATAGTGTTAATGAACAATATGAATATGATTCACAATGTTGTAATCCACCAACAGGTGCGACAACCTCAAACACCGCATATCCTCATCCAATAGATACTGATGGAGTAGGAGTTCCATTTGTACAGTTAAATGCTGTGGAATTAGGAGGATTCAACGGATTAAACAATTAAAGAAAAAAAAATATAAAATGGCAGATTTAAAACCAATTGGCAGTGAAAAATTAAGTGGCCAAGATAAAATTAAGAGAATCATGGAAATTGCTCGATACAAAGAAAATTCTCCATCTAACTTAAACGAAACTTCACGTAGTGAATTCAATATCGGGTTAGCCGATGGTAATGAATATCAGATTGTTAAAGAAAAACAAGGATACATTATCAAAAAAACAATCTCTGAAGGAACTACTGATTATATTGAACCAATGAAAAATAGAAAATATTTTTCATCTTATTCGCAAGCATTGAAAAGATTAAATCTTTTGACAAAGGAGATTAATAGAATCAATGAAAATGAGGAAGAAATTTCTCTTTTCGGTGAGCAAAGAAAAGTGGTATTAAGAACACCAAAGGCTATGGGTTCAGTTGAGGATGAACCGGTAGCGGCTCCACCGGCTCCACCTGCAGAACCACCAGCAGTTCCTGAACCAGAATTACCACCATCTCCAGATGCATCTGCCGCACCAACTGAAGATGGAATGGATATTCCAAGTCCTGAGGGTATGGGTGATGAGATGGGAGATGAAAATGCACCTGAAGGAGAAGAGGTTTCTATGGATGCTGAAGTTGAAGTAGGGGGTGAGGAGAAAGTGACTTTCAAAACAATTCAAAAACTAACGGGTAAATTAACTCAAAAAATCAGAACCCTTGATAGTGAAGAGGGTATGACTTCTGAAGATATCAAATATGTTATCAATATGGTGTTATCTTCATTAGATTTGAAAAATCTTTCTGAAGAAGATAAAGAGGATATCATGTCTAAATTTGAGGAAGAAACTGAAGATTTGGGTGGTGATGACATGGACGGCACTGATTTGACAGACGATTCTGAAGTTGAAGATATTCAGGCAGATATGGATGTTGATGTTGAACAAGGTGGTGACATGCAATCTGAACCAGAAATGGCGGAAAGTGGACACGGTGCAATTATTGATAGTATTTTCAGAGAATCAAAAGTTGATAAGGTCATTTCAAAATATTTTGAAATGAGTAAGAAAGAAATTATGGAGCAAAGAAAACTAAAAATTGAGAAAGAAAAAGAAAAGTTGAAATTTGTCGAAAGAAAAATGAAAGCTGTTTCAAATCTTTCAGAAACTGCAGAACAAGAATTGGCGTCTAAAAAATTTTTGGAAGAAAATGCTACATCTGAGTTTATCGGAAAAACAAATAAAAAGAATTTAGTTTTCGAAAACTCAAAAGGTAAAAGAGTTAAAATTTCACCTGAGGGACTTTTAGTATGAGTAAATTGATTTACGTAAACGGTTTAGGGCCCAACTATAAGGGAGACAACCTATACGAATTCATTTTTTCTGATACAACGGATGTCTGGGGTGAATCGTGGGAAAGTAGACCCTCAAATGGGTATCCTTCTCCACCTGAAATACAATATATTAAAAAGGTAGGGGTTCTGAGAAATACTGATATAAAATTAGAATTGATTCAGAACTCCGATTTTTTTTGTATGATAGACGCAATTGATGATGTTGTTGCATTATCATGGGAGCCTGAAGAAGTCCAAGGAAAACAAAGATTAGTTTTCAGATTTGGACAAAGTGAACAAGAAATAAAAGACAAATTATACGAACGAGATTTAATATTAGAGTTCGAAAAACAAGTAGTATATGAAAATTAATATCAAAGCGTTGGAATTAATTGAAAAGGGTCTTTCATCTAAGACCGTTTCTAAGTTAAACGAATCTCAGGTTGAGGTTCTTCACAGTAGATTATGTTCGGAACAGGTTACAAAAAAAGAAACTGTAAAGTTCGAAATTGGACCTCAGGGAGGGAACTTACCTCCGAATGCGAAAGGATATGATGTTGCCATGGACCCAGTAAAAAAAGTCCCTGTTGCGATTGCAAAAGAGGAGGAAATGAATGAAGATGAGAGCGACGTTGATATGGAAAAAGACCCATTCGAATTATCATCAACTCAAGATAAAAGACAAGTTGGTCCGGGAAGTTATGGAGATAACCCACAAGTTGATAAGGAAATGGACTCAGACGATGCTGATGGGATGGGTATAATGGAGGCGAAAAAGAAGAAAAAGAAGAAAAAAATTAGCCCTTGGGCTATTTGTACTGCACAACTAGGAAAAGAATTTGGTACCCAAAAAAGAAGTATGTGGAGTGCTAAAGAAACAAACAAATATGAGAGATGCGTAAAAGACGTTAAACAATCTTTGAAAGAAGGTAAAAATCCCGTATCTTTGTTTTTAGAATCTCAAATTATGAAAATTGTTGAAAAAAACCTTCCTCCTAAAATCACAAAAGGTGAATTACTAAAGTTTTTATCTGAAAATAATCCTGCGGTTGCACCGACAAAACCGAAAGAAAAACCAACTACAAGACCTTCAGAAAAACCAAAAAAACCACCACATCCTTTTAAAAACCCTAACGAAAAAGAAAATCCCGCCCCAAAAGCGAAAAGACCAAGTCCTGAGGAAGCTAAGGATGAAGTTTTAAATGTTATATTAAAATTATTATCTAAGTAAAAATGGCAAAGAAAATATCTGAACAAATAAATTACGGAGATAGACCTGAAAGGATGGACCCAAATCTCGAAAGGAAACTTGCGAGCAAAGAAAACCTTTATGGTACAAATCCGGCATTTAGGAAAGGACCACAAGATGTACAAAGATTAGTTTCAAATAGATTTGGAAAAGTTGTAGATAAATTAAAAGAAGTTACAGGTATTCAAGATTTGTCGTCACAACAAATACAGGGAATGCTCATAAAAGATATGATGAGAAGAGTTCCTGGTATTATGAACATTGAAAGAGCGCATAAAGACGAATTAGAAGAACTAGCAAAAAACGCTTCAATCGAAGAAGCTGAAATTCCTGAAAATTGGGTTACAATCGAACCCCATTTAGGAGAACAAGTAGATATATCAAACTTTAGGTTCCAACCAGAACCTGAAACTGACGACGAAGAAAATGATGATGAGGAAAAGCAAAAATTACAAATACCTTCTTTTGATATCGAGGATTTAACCGACGAAGAAGTATTTGAATTAGAAAAACATAAGAGAAACATTATCAATGCTCTTATTCAAGGTGCTGCAAAAAAGGGTCACTACGTATTCCAAAAACCAGAAGTTAAAGCTCAGTTAGATAGAATTAACCCAAGGCTTTATAACGATTATTTGGCAATCATGGCTATAAATGATTTTCTTTATTTCAGTATGGAACAAATGATTGAAATGATGAGTCAAACAGGTCAAGGTGTTGCGGGTAAAGTAGAATTAGACAACGAAGATGGTGAAGGCGAAGAAGGTGATGGCGAAGGTAGCGAATCGGATACAGTTATAAGAGCTTACGGTATGATTTTTCCAATATTATGCCATGAAATTATTAAAGGGATAGAAGAATCCAAAGGTAGACACGGATTACCTAAAGAACCTGGTATGAGACAAAAGGTTTTAGGTGCAGTAGATACATTAGCAAACGAACCAATGCAATTACGTATAGGGCCTGAAATAGTTGAAAAAATCAGATTTGCACTTCCTGATGAAATGTTTTCTGAAACAAATAAAGGTCTAATAAACTGGTTCCATATTTTGTTATACCAAATTCCAGCGGAAGAGTTTTTAGAAATTATCGGAGATGCAATTTCCGAAGATAATTCAAAAGTCAAAAAAGCGACAAAAAGATTCGAAGAAATTATGAAAGAAGCTATGACTTTGAAACAAGAGTACGAAGATTTCAAAGATGAAAGCGATGACGAATCTGACGATGAATCTGATGATGATTTAGACGATTTCTTGGGAAGTTTAGGTATATCAAGACCTAAATAAGTTTTCCATTGACTAAAGAACAATTAATTATTGAAGTTACCAAGTGTATGAGGAATACTCCTTATGCACTTAGAACTTATTTGCAGACATACGACAACACAGTTTCAAAGTATGTACCATTAGATTTATTTCCAGACCAGGTTACTCTCATTGAAGATTATGACCAATATAATGAGAATATCGCCCTTAAGTACAGACAAGCAGGGGTATCGACAGTGACTGCTGCGTGGGCATCAAAAAGATTAGTTTTTGCAAAAAAACAAAAGCCCGAAAAAATCCTAATTATTGCGAACAAATTGGATACTTCAGTTGAATTTGCAAACAAAGTAAGAGGATTTACCGAACAATGGCCCGCTTGGGTTGGAGTCGGATTTTCAGCAGAAAAGAATTCACAGAGACACTTTAAGTTAACTAATGATTGTGAGGTAAAGGCAGTTGCAACATCCAAAGATGCTCTCCGTGGTTATACACCTACAATTTTGATTTTTGACGAGGCCGCGTTCATTGAAGCCGATGATGATTTCTGGTCTGCCTGTATGGCCTCACTCTCTACAGGTGGTAAAGTTATTGTAATTTCTACCCCTAACGGTTACGACCCCATCTATTACGATATATACAATCAAGCTCTTAGAGGGATGAATGAATTCAAAATTTCTGAGATGTTTTGGCATAGAGACCCAAGATATACCAAAGATTTATATATGGTCAAGACAAAAGATATTGTACATTTCCTTTTGAATAGAGAAGATTATCCCTCCGATGCCACAATAGATTTAACAGTTCTAAACCCATACGAAAGAAACCATGAGGTTGTGACAGATTATATCAAACAAGGATATAAACCCTGTTCTTCTTGGTTCGAAGGTATGGTTAAAAAATTGAAATTTGATAGGAGAAAAGTCGCTCAGGAATTGGAATGTAATTTCTTAGGTTCGGGTGATAACGTATTTGATTCCAATTTAATGGATAATATAATGAAAAATATGTTGAGAGAACCTCAGGCAAAATTGATGGGGGCTTCTCTTTGGATATTTAAAGAACCTGAAAATAGTCATAAGTATGTGATGGGTGTTGACGTATCAAGAGGTGATTCTGAAGATTTTTCATGTATTCAAATAATTGATTTTGATGAGAGGGAACAGGTGTTAGAATATGTTGGTAAAGTCCCCCCTGATGTAATTGCCGAGATTGCATACAAATGGGGTAGTATGTATAACGCTTATTGTGTTGTTGATATAACGGGAGGTATGGGAGTTTCTACTGCAAGAAAAATGCAGGAGATGAACTATACTGGAGGTCTTTACATCGATAACATTGACCCGAAAAATAAATGGAAATGGGACCCTAAATTAAATGAGAAAATCCCAGGAATTAATTTCAACAACAAAAGGGTACAAATTATTTCATCTCTTGAAGAAGCAGCTAGACACGATTTTAAAATTTATTCTCACAGATTATATAATGAAATGAATACATTTATTTACGTGAATGGAAGACCTGACCACCAAAAAGGTCATCACGATGACTGTATAATGGCAATTTCTATGGCAATTTATGTCGCAGAAAAATCATTTCAATCAATTCAAAAGGTTACAAATCATACCAAAGCCATGATTAATTCATGGGCAACATTCACAAACGAAAACAAAAATAGCTCTGCATTTTTTAACCCAATGGCACCACAAGCTGTGGGTAATAATCAAAGAGGTATTAATCAGCCGACAAGAGATGATTATGAAAAATATAAGTGGTTATTCGGGGCGTAATAACTATTTATATTATCAAGGGAATAAGTAAAATTGTAATATGGCTGAAAATAATTTAACGGTTTGGCAACGACTATCGAAAACTTTTGGTCCTAATTCTTTGTTGAATCAGGACTATCCTACTTTCAAGTTCGACAAAAAAGAGTTGTTAAGAACTAAAAGTAAAGAAGAATACGAGCGTGAAAAACTCCAAGCACAACAAACATATTATTTAACAAATCAGTGGGCTAAGGTTGAAAATAACCTTTATTCACAAGCCATTTATTACGAGCCAACAAGGTTGTCGTCTCAGTATGACTATGAGTCAATGGAGTATACACCTGAGATTTCTGCCGCTTTGGACATATATGCTGAAGAATCCACAACCACTAACGAAGACGGTTTTATATTACAAATTTATTCTGAATCGAAGAGAATTAAATCTGTATTAGCGGATTTATTCAACAACACATTGGATATCAATACTAATTTACCAATGTGGACAAGAAATACTTGTAAGTTCGGTGACAACTTTGTATATCTTAAATTAGACCCTGAAAAGGGTATTGTTGGATGTCAACAACTTCCAACAATTGAAATAGAAAGACATGAAGTTGGTGCCCAAAACAAAATTCTTGCACCTAGTTCACAACAACCTGAAAAACCCAAAGCATTGGCTTTTACTTGGAAGAACAAAAATATGGAATTCCAATCGTGGGAGATTGCTCACTTTAGATTATTAGGTGACGACAGAAAACTTCCTTATGGTACTTCTATGTTGGAAAAAGCAAGAAGAATTTGGAAACAACTTTTGTTATCAGAAGATGCTATGTTGATTTATCGTACATCAAGAGCACCTGAAAGAAGAATGTTTAAAGTATTCGTTGGAAACATGAATGACGATGATGTTGAGGCGTATGTACAACGTGTCGCAAATAAATTCAAAAGGGAACAAATTGTTGATAGTAAAACAGGCAATGTGGATATGAGATTCAACCAAATGGCGGTTGACCAAGATTATTTTATACCTGTACGTGACCCAGCGGCTCCTGACCCAATTACAACATTACCGGGAGCTACAAACCTATCCGAAATTGCCGATATTGAATATATTCAAAAGAAATTATTAACAGCACTTCGTGTACCCAAAGCTTTCTTAGGGTTTGAAGAAGTTGTTGGCGATGGTAAAAATTTATCATTACAAGATATTAGATTTGCCAGAACTATTAATAGGATTCAAAAAAGTATGATTGCAGAACTTAACAAAATCGCAATCATTCATCTTTTTCTTTTGGGATTTGAGGATGAGTTGGCCAACTTCACTTTAGGTCTTACTAACCCATCAACACAAGCTGATTTACTTAAAATAGACGTTTGGAAAGAAAAAGTTCTACTTTACAAAGATATGGTTGCTGACCCTGGAAACGGAATACAGGCGACATCATCAACTTGGGCCAAGAAACACATATTTGGATGGTCTGATGAAGAAATCAGATTAGATTTACAACAACAAAGAATTGAAAGAGCCGTGGGAGAAGAACTCAAAGCAACACCGACAGTTATAAGTAAAACAGGTGTATTTGATAACATTGATAAGTTATACGGTACAACTTCCGGTTCAACATCAAACGCAGGTGCACAATCTACCGAATCACCTTCATTCGAAAGTGGTGAATTACCTCCACCACCATCAGAAGAGGCTCCATTAACACCACCGCCACCATCTGAAGAAACCACACCTCCACCACCAGAAGGAGGGGCAGTGACACCAGAATCGATACAAAAAGATTTAAATATTTTAGTCGAAAATAACCTAATTGAAGGTTCAGAAATCATTGATTTAGGGCAAGCACAAAATTCTTTAGGGAAAATCTCTAAAGAATTAGACAAGTTACTAAATTCATAATATTTATTTGGAAATCCCCTTATAATGACTTTCGGCAAAGTAAAAACAATAATTGAGAACAATCTGATTGATTCCTACAAAAATGAAAAGGAATTCAAAAAATCTTTAAGAGAATTTAAACACAATGTACTTGAGAATAAAAATCTTTCAAAGATTTATTCTCTATATGACCAATTGAGCGACTCCCAAGGGTTATCTGAGGAAGATGCAAAAGAATTCATACAAGAAGGGGTTCAATTAATTCAAAAACTTTTACAGAACGTAAAGTTACCAATCACTTTAAAAGAATCATCTAACAATTCTTATTCAGATATTGATACTTTGGTTTATGATACAAAAATTAATTTAAAAGAAAGAATTGAGGCTAAGAAAAATTTAATCAAGGTTTTAACTTCAAAAAAAGAAAAGGTTAAGGAAAGTATTAATATTCCAATTAAATCAATGGTAAGCATTGCCAATCAAACTTTAAATACATTTATCAGTTCTTTAGATGAAACTGCAAAAAAAGAATTTTTTGCAATTGTTTCAGAAGATACTAAGTCACTTGAAGACAAATTCGAAATCCTTAAAGAAAATACAATTGAAAAATTGAATTCCATTTTGGATAAAGAAGAGGAATTTGAAGTCAAAACCAAAATTTCTGAAACAATAGATAGAATTAAAGGTGAAAAATTTGACCAGATTAACTTCTTGAAATTAAAAAGTTTAGAAGGGTCAATCTAATTTTTTCTTCTGAATATAAATTGCCTTTAATATTTGACTCCTTTTTCTTACAGATTTCTTGGTGAACTCTTTTCTATCAAACAGAATTTGATTTTGTTTTGTTTTTATAACTTTTGATTTTAGAGTTTTAAGTGCTCTCTCTATATTTTCACCATTTTTTAATTCAATCACTAACATATATTACATATATCACTTATTTGAAGAAAATTTTTGACATAGACATAAATCATTACTATTTTTCTAAAAATAAACTTTTAATAAGATGAAATTTAATGAAGAAAGGGAAAAGTGTAAAGTTGAATCTTTTCAACCCAATAAAATCGATATATGGAACTGTTGATTCTAAAAATTTAAAATCAGTATACATAAACATTCAATCTTGGGTTACCCCAAAATTCGAACACGATAATTGGAACCGCGTCGTTTGTAATCTAACAAGGGAAATAAAACATTCTGTCTATAATTCAATTCCAACGCAAATTTTTCAAGATAAAAGCATTGTTGATTTAGATTTGAGAACAAGTGGTATATCACATGGTAAAAAATCTTTTTTTAATTTAGAAGTAAATTTATATACCTTGGATGAGTTGGATTTCAAGTCCAACGAAGTCAAAGAATCGGTTAAACGTATTGTTAAAAGTATTTTTAGTAATAATATCTCGAACAATCAATATTTTGAATTTTCTAACACCAAGAAACATTAAGGTCAAAATATATTTCATAAGATATTTATTTAAAAATGTTTAATGAAACAATTAAGAATTTTAGAGGCAAATGAAGTAGGGCATGGAATTTTAATCGAAATGGACGCGGGTTTTGTTTCACCCAAAGACAAGATGAATTTTGAAATTCTTAAAGAAGCTCATAATTTGGATTATAGAAATCCATTTGAATTTTATGCGGTTTTACAAAAATATAATACACCAAATAGAAATGGTAGATTTTATCCTGAAAAAATATTAAAAAGAGAAGCAGACAAATACAAAGTAGCAATTGCTAAAGGACTTTCAACATCTGAGTTGAACCATCCAGAATCTTCATTAATTGATTTGGATAGAGTTTCACATATCATAACTGATATTTGGTGGGATAAAAATATATTAATGGGTAAGTTAAAGCTTTTAACTACGCCAGGTTTTCATGAAAGAGGAATTGTTTCGTCCAAAGGGGATGTCGCAGCTAACTTAATGAGACAGGGAGTTACACTAGGTATTTCATCAAGAGGGGTAGGTTCTTTAAAAAATGTTGGAGAAAGAAATGAAGTACAAGACGATTTCGAATTAATTTGTTTTGACTTAGTATCATCCCCATCAACACCAGGTGCATATCTATTTTCAGACGTAAATGATAGAGATAAGTACGAAGAAAATTTAGAAGAAGAAAAGAAGATTCAATCACAAGAAAAGTCGGTTGACAAATCACTTGATTTAATGAAAAAACTTTCTCATTATTTAGGTAAATAATTTTAAAATATGGACGAAAAGTTTTTTGTTGCAAAAATTACCTACGATTTACCCGATGATAACACAGGGAAGATTAAAAAAATTAGGGAGGAAAAATTAGTTAAGGGTTTTTCGGTTACTGACGTTGAAGCTAAGGTAACTAAAAGATATGAATCCTTTTCACATGATTGGAGAATAACCTCCGTGTCGGAAAGTAAGATTGACGAAGTAATTTAAAAAAAGTGGTTGAAAAACCACTTTTTTTTTTATGGTCAGTATTTATAGGAAAATACAAAATGAATTTTAATACTTTCTCAAAAAACGGTTCAACTGATGTACAAAGAGTAATTAATGCACCATCATGGTCCTCTTGTATTGCATATTTGGAAGGTGCCGGAGAAACAATTTCACAAATAATTTATTTACAGAGTAATACTACTGTTATTATTAACAGCCCAAGTTCAAATAATTTCTACAACATTATTTTAGAAGATGATGTGACAAGTGCAAAATTCTCATATCTTATCTTAGATGATAATTTTTCTAATATAACAACTTGGATTTCGCAACAGACAGGTAAAAGTGTTGTGAATTTACAACAACAAACAAAATCTTACGTTGTTGTATAACAAATTAAATCTTTTTTCAAAATAGAAACTATTTATTAGTTAAAAATAATACATTTTCGTATGCAAGAAAATAAAAATTTAGTACAAGAGGCGCTTATTCAAATGAAAAACGTTGAGGAAGCAATTGCCGAAAATGCAAAAGGAATACTTGCTTCAACAATGAAGGAAGAAATCAACCAATTAGTAAAAGAATCTCTTTCCGAAAATGAGGATGAGGTTGTAAAAGAAGCTGATGATGAAATGGAAGATGATATCGAAACAGATATGGAGATGTCATTTGACGATGAATCTGAAGTTGAACCCGAAGATGAAGAATCTGATGAAGAATCTTTCGAGCTAGATATGGATTCGGAAGAAGCTCCAATTGATTTGACTCACATCGAGGACGAAGAAGAACTCCTAAAGGTTTTCAAGGCAATGGGAGAAGATGATGGAATTATCGTAAAAAAAGACGGTGAAGACATTCATCTTAAAGACAATGATGCCGACACCGAATATGTTGTAAAACTTGGTGAAGCAGAAAACGAAAAAATAAACATTGATGAAAACTTTAATGAAATGGAGCACGAAACAAATGAAAACATTGATGACGTTTTAGATGCGATATTCAGTTCTGACTCAGATATGTCAGACGTATCTCAAGACGACATCGAAGATGAAGAAATTGTTTATGAAATTTCTTTGGACGATGATGAGGACATGATGGAATCGGAAGACGACGACATAATGGAAGAGTCAGATGATGACGAATTAATGGAAGAGTCAGATGATGACGAATTAATGGAAGAGTCAGATGATGACGAATTAATGGAACAATCAGATGATGAAGAGTCAGATGATGAAGAGTCAGATGATGAAGCAATGATGGGTGAATCTTACAACCACAAAAAATCTCCCAAGAAAGAAACTAAAGAAGCTAAAATGTCAGTTAAAGCTAAAGGACTTGGACTTGGTAAAGGACCTAAGTTTTCTTACAAGAAAGAAAGCGGTGGATTCAATACAAAAATGAAAGAAGGTCCTAAATCTGTAGGAACTGGTAATGCTAAAAAAGTAAAATTCGGTAAGGGAGAAAATGCGGAAGTTGGTAAAAATAAAATGGTTAAAAAAGTTGAAGCTAAAGAGTCACCAAGAACTTTAGGTAGCGGTACTAATTTCAGAACACCTGGAGGTTTACCAAAACCAAGAGCTCACTCAGGTTTCAATGCTAACGTAAAAAAGGAATCAATTGATGCAGAAGTTAGTATGTTGAGAGAAAAAAATGAAGAATACAGAAAAGCATTAAATGTATTTAGAGAAAAATTGAACGAAGTTGCAATTTTTAACTCTAATCTCGCATATGCAACAAGATTATTCACTGAACACTCAACAACTAAGAAAGAAAAAATAAATATTCTTAGAAGATTCGATTCTGTAGAAAGTTTAAAAGAGTCAAAAACTCTTTATAAATCAATCAAAGACGAATTATCTAAGACAGAAACTAAATCAATCAACGAAACTGTCGAAACAAAACTTAATAAAGAAGTTTCTTCAGGTTCTGCGACAACATTAATCGAATCTAAGACATATGAAAATCCTCAATTCCTAAGAATGAAAGATTTAATGTCAAAGATTAGATAAAAAAATAAAATAAAACCAAAAAATAAAAAAATGGGAGCATTATTAGAATCAGGTCTAGTTGGTAACATCGGTCTTAAGCACCTTAAAGTTATCAAAGAAGACACAATCAACAAATGGGACAAATTAGGATTCCTTGAGGGTCTTAAAGGTCACTTAAAAGAGAATGTAGCTCAACTTTATGAAAACCAAGCTTCATATTTAATCAACGAAGCGGCTTCAACATCTGATACAGGTGCGTTTGAAACTGTGGTTTTCCCTATTGTGAGAAGAGTATTCTCTAAACTTTTAGCTAACGACATCGTTTCAGTACAGGCTATGAACTTACCAATTGGTAAATTGTTCTACTTTGTACCTATCATTCAGTCATATGAAACTGAAACAGCTAACAACGCAACACACTGGGCACCTTACGGAGCACCAAATGCGTCTGAAGGTCAAA